TTGAAAGAAATTGCTGACTTAGCTAATGAAATTGATTTATCTTGGTTCAAATAATATTTAATATTTGATACTATGGCATAAGAAAAGGAGAATCAAATGGTTAAAATTATTAGTAATGAAGAGTATGCAAAATTAACGAGAGATGTTGATTATTGGAAAGATCTAGCATTAAGAGAAGAGAAAAGCAAAAACTTTTATGAAACTCTATATAAAGAGGAAAAATCATGGCATAGATTTTATAAAGAAGAACACGGGAAAAGAGTTAGTGATTATATGACTCTGAAAGTAAAATATAACGAACATTATCAGTAGTATTTAAGGCTTGACTTTTCAAGTCTTTTTTGCTATTATATACTAAAGGAGAAATAAATGAAAATTTACTATGTTGCACTAACAACTAAAAAAGACATGGTGGCTAAAAATTATAGCGGGAAACGATTATCCCTTTATACAAAAAAACACGAAGCTATTAAGACTTGCGTTTTATTAAATTATCAATGGGAGCTGTTTTTTGGAAATGGAGCAAAAGAAGAAAAACCATTCAAAGTTTATTGCGTAGAATCAGAGCCAATGGAGGTGACTAGTGACTAGCCTATTTGATAAAGTAAGTACAGCAAAAGAACTTAAAGAATCAGAAGACTTTTCAGGCGGTTTACTTTGGAATGTACAAGATATTTTGCCTAAAGGTTCACTTGGTCTTATAACAGGTAGCGAGAAAAGCATGAAGTCATCACTAGCGCAAGACTTAGCGCAGGCAATGGCACTAGGGGAGCCGTTCGCTGGAAAAGAAACAACTAAGACTAACGTGTTATTTATTCAGAACGAGAATAGCAGACTCACAGAACATCAACGCTTGAAAGGTTCAAAACGCGATAGTCCTGATAACTTATATTTTTTACATGGTGGAGCTTTTAAACTTGATACATGGAGATATGACAGCCAAGGAAAAAAGCACAATGTAGGGCTTAGAGAGCTATATAACTTCATACTAGAAAAAGATATTGGACTTGTTATATTAGACCCTCTAAAAGACTTGTTAGAGGACAATGAGACAATCAACGCAAACCAACCAATGGCAGAAGTCCTAAGAGGAATCACTAGCCTTAGAAATACTTTAGATATGAAGCACGACAAGTATGTGACGTTTATGATTGTGGCACATGCTAGAAAACAAGCTGGGGAGCAATCTTTAACAGAACGTGACTTCCGTATCATTCCAAGCCATATATTAGGAGCTACAACTATCCCAGCATGGTACGAGATAGCTTTTACTATGTCGCCTAAAATTAATAGTAAGACTAAAAACAGATATTCTATCATGAAAGTATTTGCTAGAAACTTTGCATTTAATAATGAGATTCTTTGGGGATATGTTGGTTCAACTTTTACATCAATCGAACAAGATAAAAAAGAACCTGATAGCGAACTAGTTGAAAAAGTAAAAAGGGAAACTCCTAAAGAAGTAACGAAAGAATCGGCACAGGCTTTCTTAGACTTAGCTAAAGAGCAAGGAAAGGTAACAGAAAATGATTAATTACGAAAACAAGGCAATTAACTTACACGCTGAAGTGTATGGCTGGCTGTATCGTGCGTTGGAAGAAATGATAAAAGCAGAATGGTACAATGACGAGCTTTTCAAAGTATGGCTCGGTCGTGCTGAATTTCTAGTCAGACAGTCTAAAAAATTGCATACAGCTTGCAAAAATGATTATTCTAAACGTGCATTGATTAGGGCTTTGCAATTAAAAGTAGAAATAAATGAAAAAATATCATATAATACTTGATAATAATAAATAATTTTGATATAATAGTATATATAAAAATAAAGGAGAACTAAATGGTAGTTAAATTAACGCAAAAACAAGCTGATTATCTTGAAACTTTTGGAACAGATAGAAACAAAGCGATTTATTATATTTCTCGCTGGGGCTTCAGTTTTAATCTTAAAGACGGTAATGGAAAACTTTATGGAACTAATGAAGAAACACCGTTTACTCTTGATGAAAAAGAAAAAATGTTAAACGCCATTATCAATGGTTATGAAGTCTTTGTGCCTAAGTTTAAGTTTTATAACTACTCTGATTGGAGCAACGACGTTCCACTATATTATGCTGGAGAGCTTGTGCGATTGACATTCAGTGAAGAAAAAGCTCTTGAAGTTAAAAAAGATAGCAAGGAATATGGAGCTCTTAAAAGATTGGGCTTCTATTATACTGAAGTATGATAACATCTTTCGAAGAACTAGCTGAAAGGCGATTAATTACTCTAAATTATCATAAAAAGGGAAGTCAGCAGTACATCAACAGTTTAAATTACTTTGAATATGCTAGAATGTACTTCGATAAAAATGGCTTTCCAGAAGATAACAGACGAGTTTATCAAAGTGGTGAGCGAAAAGGTCAAAAAGTTGGCTGGTCTGATAAAGAGGAAAAACAGCAAAAAGAAGACATCAGAAAGTTCATATATGAAAAGCAACTACAAAAGTTTAAAAGCCAGAGAAAAAGCAAGTAAACATTATGCCAGAGGCGTCAGAAAGCTATATAAAGAGCTTGAAGAGATGAACGAAGTAAAGTACAGGGTTGGGCCTAACGAGTGCTTATACGGCTTGGTAAGTGACTTGTGGAATTACTGGGACGACGGTTGGATCTTGCCTATGCTTAAGTATCATATCGAAATTACAAGACAAGGCGACGTATTTATCGTAGAAAGAGAAGAAAATGGAGACAATTAACATTAAATTTGATAAAAAACAGCTAGAAAAAGTTGTAAAAAAAGTTACTGAAGAGCTTAAAAAGCGCAAGTGGATTTAAGTGGAGAAGAAAATGAGCGTATTTGAAAAATTAAGTATCATCAACGTTAATGACAAGAAAAGTAAAAAGAATAATCTTGATTATTTGAGTTGGGCATTTGCATGGTCTGAAGTTAAAAAAGTATATCCTGAAGCTAATAGTACAGTTTACGAAAATGAAAAAGGTTTAAACTATCACACAGACGGTCGCACAGCTTGGGTTAAAGTTGGAATGACTATTGAGGGCCTAGAACATATTGAGTATTTGCCTGTTATGGACTACCGTAACCAATCTATCCCACTTGAAAAATTGACCTCAATGGACGTAAATAAAGCAATTCAACGTGGACTGGTTAAGGCAATCGCTCGCCATGGTTTAGGGCTATACATCTATGCAAATGAAGACCTCCCCGACTTGACAGAGGAACAGAAAGAACTTGAAGCTGAAAAGCAACGACTTAGAGAGATTCAGCCACTTATCAAACGAGCTGAACAACTAGGATATCAAAATATTGACAGCTTGAAAAATAAGACTAAAAAAGAAATTACCGATATCATGACGATTTGGTTAGCGCAGCAAGAAGCAGAAAAAGGAGAATAATTAAATGGCAATCATCACAGTTACAGCACAAGTAAACGAAAAAAATACACGTACAGTAAACACAGCAAAAGGCGATAAAAAAATTATTTCTGTTCCATTGTTTGAAAAAGAAAAAGGGTCAAGCGTAAAAGTTGCTTACGGTTCGGCTTTCTTGCCTGACTTCATTCAATTAGGCGACACAGTAACGGTAAGCGGTCGTGTACAAGCTAAGGAGTCGGGCGAATACGTGAATTACAACTTTGTTTTCCCCACAATTGAAAAAGTGTTTATCTCTAATGATAGTGGAAAGCAAGCACAAGCTAAGCAAGACTTATTCAGTGGTTCTGAACCGATTGAAGTTGATGAATCAGAACTACCTTTCTAATGGAAAGCAGGTTGCATGTACACAGCAGAAGAAAGAGAGCAAATCATCGACATCGTGGATAAGATGAGCTTACTTAAACAAGACTTTGACGGAGCTTTCACTTGGATCAAAGAAAATGTGGCAATGCCGTTTGACTTTGACGGAGAACAGCAATTTATATCAGACTTGAAGCAGTTAGTGAAAATTAACGCTTTGAAGTTTGGTAAAACATATGAAGGAGTGTTGAATTGAAAAGAAAATTAAAAATTTACACAAGTTATGGGAAACAAGATAATGAAATTTTAAGTAATGAAGAAATGTTCAACAGCCAAAAAGAACTAGATTGTTATCTTGATGAAGCGTACAATACCGAAGAATTAGTCGGGAAGTTCGATTTCAGCGACACAAAAATACAAAGTGAATATATTTATAGTGACGGTGGAGATTGGGACGACCAAACTGGTTTCACTTATGAGCTAGTTAGTTATGAAAGTGAATTAAATGAAATTAATAAAGAAATTGAAAAATTAAAAGCTAAAACTAAAAATTTAATGAAAGAATATAATTAAATAATAAAGGGGAAATTAATTGACAACATTAAGAGAATTACACAAAAAACTTAAAATTAAACAAACGCTTGACAACTACGTACGCAATACAAACAAGAAATATAAACATAATCTTGTCCCTGATGAAATTCTTGACGACGGACTGGCTAAACTAATCGAGCTTAATACGCAGGGTAAACTTGGACGACATGCACAGCAGATTGCTTATATCAATCATAATTTGAGCTTACAGCGACAAAAGGAGCAATTGGAACAAGCTAACGAACGACTCGCTAAACGTGCTGAAAAGGCCCAAAAATTGCTTGACATGGAACTTCTGAAAGATAGCTACATCGAAACGCTTGAAATGTTTAGTAAATACCATTCAGCAAAATATAATATGTGGGACGAACCAGAAACTCCAACTAAAGTGATTGAGTTCATGGAAAAAAACGGAGTTAAACAAGGGAAATGGCTACGTCATGAAGGGGTAGACGCTTGGTTCAAAGAACGAATCATCTGGTTCAAGAATAAATTGAAAGAACAATAATTATAAGAATAAGACTTTAGGCTGGACAGCTTAGAGTTTTTTTGATATACTTAATACATCGAGTTAAGGAAAGAGGAAAAATGATGAAATTTTATAATAAATGTGTATGTTGTGGAGAAAAAATAGAAGTATTTCCAGAAGCATACGACTGCTTGGAAGACTTAGACGTGCCTATGGTTTGTTCAGAGGAATGTAATGAAAAAATGAATAATATTATAAAGTGCACTCATTGTAATAGCAAAAATGTGATTAGTTGTGACTACAACGATGATTATGTGTTGTTTGAATGCCAAGATTGTAGAAAAGCTTTTTCAGTAAAAGATAACAATCATTTGGATTATATCATACAAATAAAGGAAGTTTAAATGGACTTATAGCACAAAATAGATTGAAACTTTAGGCTTTGCGGCTTAGAGTTTTTTTTGATATAATAATATATAAAGTTAAGAAAGAGAGTTATAACAATGGAATTAAAACAATGCGTAACCTGCGGGGCTTCAGATTTCACTAATGGTAAATGTGATTATTGCGGTAACCAGTACGAAGTAAATGAAGACAAAATATTTTACGGTAATTCAACAGAAGATGATGATATAACTTTTCAAGAAACTCCTGCTGGTAAACTAATACTTAAAATCATGATTTATACTTTAGTATCTATTATTTGGTTTGCTGTAACTGTATTTATTCCGCCATTATTTATAATAACAATTATTTTATTAGTGGTTTATTGCATTCATCGCTTGAGAAATAAAGATAAATAGTATATAATAGTATATAGAATAAAGGAGCTAAACAAATGAACGTTGAATCAGTTATTATAATAGCACTAATCGGAATTGGACTATATGCTTTTTTTGCATTAGTTGACCTGATTAAAACGAAAGGAAGTAAATAGATGAGTAAATACTTTAATGATAAAAGATATTGCCATTGCTTCGATATTCCAACGAGTGATGGCTTAGGAGTTTGCAAAGGTTGTAGAGGATACACAAACATCTGTTATAGTTGCGATCGCTGTCTACACTGCTGGTATACATCACAGGTTGAACTATTTACTGAATATAATGAACCTGGATTGCTGGCACTTATAGAAAAATGGAATAAATTATATCAAACTAGAAAGACAAGGAATTTTAATGCTTAAGTTAGACGAGAAGAAAATTAGAAAAGGTAAACCAATCGGACTACCATACCAAGGAAGTAAAAAAAAGATAAGCAAGAAGATAATTGAAATTATAAAACAGAACTTTGGCACAGACAGGCCGATATACGACATCTTCGGAGGTGGAGGGGCAATTACAGCCGAATGTATTTTAAATGGTTTAGAAGTCCATTATAACGACGTAGACAAGGATATAACCAACGCATTCGAGCGAGTTATATCACAAGACCGTGAGTGGATTAAAACCCTTATTGTTTCACGTACAGAGTTTACCGAGATTAAGGATAAAGAAAACAAGACAACAGACGACTTTTTGAAGTTGCTGATTAACTCTTTCGGTGATAATAAGAAATGTTATTTATATTCTAAAGAAATCTCAGATTTGAAATATAATCTAGCTAAAGAAATTATTGAAAAGCATGACGTTTTTAGCGGTTATAAACAAACAGAAACATACAAGAAAGTTACTTCTGGACTGGACTGGGATTGGTTTAACGCTAAGCTAGAAAAGAACAAAACCTTAGAGCAAATTCAACACCTTCAACAACTTGAACGACTTCAACAACTTGACGAAGTAAAAGCAACGAATAAAAGCTATCACGATTTTGGCGAAGTTTCTGGGGCTATATTATATCTTGATCCACCTTATGAAGGAACTTTCCAAGATAGTTATATCAATTCGTTCAATAGTCAAGAGTTTTATGACTGGGCATTTGAAATGGCTAAAACTAACATTGTTATAATTTCAAGTTATTCGATTTCAGATGAACGCTTTGAAGTTGTATATTCTTTTGATAAAGTACGTAGCACTTTACAAGGTGGGACAAATAGCAAAAGGAAAAATGAAAAGTTATTTATGGTTAAGAACAGTTAATTCTTGACGAAGTAAAAGCAATTTGATAGAATGTAATTATGAAAGAGGTGAAGAGATGACAACCGAAGAAATAGTGCAAAACTATCAAGTGAAATTGTTAAAGATTATATTTAAAGAGATTGATAGCCTGATGAAGAAAAAAGAAAAGGCTGATATCAACGCAAGTAAACTTGCTGAAAATGGGCACTCTGTGAGAACGTCAGCATATTGGAAGTCAACAGGAAACGCAGAGTTTTACATTAAAGAGATGTATGCAAAGTTGAGCGCCTTGGCTGAAATTGATAGACTATTCCACTGGTCAAGTCGTTTACATCAAGAACAATTGCAATTTATCAGTAAATACCCTAAAGTAATGGAAAAATACAGACAATCAAACTAAGGAGAACAAAATGAAAGATACAGTAAAAACTTTAATGATGGTTGCGGGTGTCGCCTTTACACTTATCGCTATCACTTGGATCGGTATGCTTGCGACGTTGCTTATTGCATGGATTGGAGGCAACATCTAAATGAATTACAGTACAAATAAGCACTATGCCAACGAATACGGAGTAGAACTTAACGAATACTTGAAACATAATTTTAACTACGAAGAGCTTGTGGGCTGGTATACAATGCAGGTGTTGAAGTATCTAGTAAGAGCTGGCAAGAAAGAGGGTGAAAGCTACGACAAAGACTATAAAAAAGCCTTAGACTATGCCAAAGAACTTGCCAACTTAAGTAACGATAATGAGCTTACAGAGTATACTACTGACGACATTATGGGCTTTATACAAGGTATGGCTGATGATTTTGAACAATGGAAAGGCGAAGAATAATATCACAAAGAGTTAATGCTTGACAGCGTTGGCTTTTTTTGATATCATAGTCTTATAGAAATAAAGGAGAACAAAACAATGATAGTATTAACAACTAGAAAACAACAAATCGTAGAAGAATATGGAATCAACACAACTTTCACAGAGGAACAAATGAAAGATAAAGAGTTTAGAAGAAAATGGACAATGTACTTATTGAGTATTCAATATGACGTAAGTGGTGCTGAAATTCCTGAAGAAGTATTACAAGAAGAGGC